GTGGGGATTGACGGCGGAGGGCTGGATGATCTGCTGGGGATGTATGTGACTGGGCGTGACCGGGAGACCCGCGAATGGCTGGGCTGGGGCCATGCCTGGGCGCATGAAACCGCGGTGGTCCGACGGAAGAGCGAGGCGTCCCGGTTTCAGGATCTTGTTGCCTGTGGAGATATGACCATTGTCCGGCGTGTCGGGGATGACACGGCGGAAGTGGCGGAATATGTGCGTCGCATTCATGAGGCTGAGTTACTGGACCATATCGGTATTGACCCGTCAGGGGTGGGGCAGATTCTGGATTCACTGGCGGAAGCCGGGATCCCTGAAGGAATTGTGGTGGGGATAAGCCAGGGCTGGAAACTGGGTGGGGCCATCAAAACCACCGAGCGCAAATTGGCTGAGGGAGTGCTGGTGCATGGTGGTCAGCCACTGATGGCCTGGTGCGTTGGCAATGCCCGGGTGGAGCCTAAAGGTAACGCCATTCTTATCACCAAACAGGCCAGTGGACGGGGAAAAATTGACCCGCTGATGGCGCTGTTCAATGCGGTCTCCCTGATGTCCCTCAACCCGGAACCGAAAAAGAAAGAATATGCGGTTTTTTTCATATAACCCTGTTCACACTGTAACCATCACGAACCGCTCCGGCGGTTTTTTTATTTTCAGGAGGCTGATGTGACTCTTAAACGGGCCTGTTCCCTGCTGACGGTGAAATCCTTCAGTGAGGATGAACGGGTGATCACCGGGATTGCGTCAACGCCTTCTCCGGATCGGGATGGTGACATCCTGGAGCCGGAGGGGGCGGAGTTTGGCAGTGCGATCCCGTTTCTCTGGCAGCATGACCATTCCCGCCCGGTAGGCCAGTGTACGGTGCGTCGGGGCAGGGAAGGGCTGGAAATCACGGCAACGCTGGTGAAGCCCGTACCGGATATGCCGTCGCAACTGGCAGCCCGACTGGATGAGGCATGGGCAGCCATTAAGACCGGGCTGGTCAGGGGGCTTTCTGTGGGCTTCCGGGCTCATGAATACACCTTTCTGGACGGGGGCGGAATGCATTTTCTGCGCTGGGAACTGATGGAGGTATCTGCCGTCACCGTTCCTGCGAATGCGGAATGCACCATCCAGACCATTAAATCTTTCGACCGACCGTTTTCTGCCGCGTCCGGCAACCGGAGACCGGTGGTGAAAACAGCATCTTCTGCCGGCGCTTCGGCACAGTCAAAAACCCTTTTTCATAAGGAAAAGTCAGCAATGAATATTGGTGAACAGATTAAAAGTTTTGAAAACAAGCGTGCGGCGCTGGCAGCCTCCCTAGAGGAGATCATGACTAAAGCCGCAGAAGAAGGCCGCACGCTGGATGTGGAGGAGGAGGAGCACTACGACAACACCGCGGCGGAAATCCGTCAGGTGGATGCGCACCTGAAGCGCCTGCGTGAACTGGAAGCCGGTAAGGCCGCCACGGCACAGCCGGTGAAACAGGCTGGTAACGGTGACGTGGTGACGGTGGCCTCTGCGCCGGTGATCCGTGTGGAGCAGAAACTGGATAAGGGGATTGGTTTTGCACGTTTTGCCAAATCGCTGGCCGCGGCTAAAGGTGTCCGCTCCGAAGCCCTGGAAGTGGCCCGCCGTCAGTATCCGGATGACAGCCGTCTGCATCATGTTCTGAAATCGGCGGTGGGGGCGGGGACCACCACAGATCCACAGTGGGCAGGCAGCCTGTCTGAATATCAGGAATATGCGCAGGACTTTATTGATTACCTGCGTCCGCAGACCATTATCGGGCGATTTGGTCAGGGGGGGATCCCGGCCCTTCGTCAGGTTCCGTTCAATATCCGTGTGCATGCCCAGGTGTCCGGCGGAGCTGCCGGCTGGGTGGGGGAGGGTAAGGCCAGACCCCTGACGAAGTTTGATTTTGAGTCCATCACCTTCAGTCATGCGAAGGTGTCGGCCATTGCGGTACTGACGGAAGAGCTGATCCGTTTTTCCAGTCCGGCTGCTGATGCACTGGTCCGTAATGCGCTGGCAGAAGCTGTGGTGGCGCGTCTGGATACAGACTTTGTGGACCCGAAAAAAGCCGCAGTGGCAGATGTCTCCCCTGCGTCCATCACCCATGATGTGAAGGGCACGGCGTCAAGCGGTAATCCGGATGCGGATGCCGAGGCCGCGTTTGGCCAGTTTGTGACGGCAAATCTGCAGCCCACCGGTGCGGTCTGGCTGATGTCCAGCACGAATGCCCTGGCGCTGTCCATGCGTAAAAATGCGCTGGGGCAGAAGGAATATCCGGACATGACCCTGCTGGGCGGGACCTTCCAGGGGCTGCCGGTGATTGTCTCCCAGTATGTGGGTGACCAGTTGGTACTGGTGAATGCGCCGGATATTTATCTGGCGGATGACGGTGGTGTGGCGGTGGATATGTCCCGTGAAGCGTCACTGGAGATGCAGTCTGAACCGACCAGCGACAGCAGCACACCGTCACCGGTGGAGCTGGTCTCCATGTTCCAGACCGGCAGCGTGGCCATCCGTGCGGAGCGCTGGATCAACTGGCGTCGTCGCCGTACCGCGGCAGTGGCGGTGATCACCGGTGTGAACTACGGAACTGCGTCCGGCGGCTGAGTCTGATGAGGAGGGCGGGAGGTGAGAGCATCCCGCAGTAACTGATGGCAAAAATCCAGTATCTGCAGGGCACGCATGATGCCCGGGCCGGGGATATCCGTGATGTGGCACAGCCGTGTGCGGAGGTGCTGGTTCGCCTGGGGAAGGCGGAGTACATCACAGTGCGACGTCCGGCAGGTCAGAAAAAGAAACGTGATGCGGAGCATGGCGAATGTGGAACCTTTTGCGGCGAACCCGAAAAAACCAGAAATCAGGACGTGACGTAAGAGAAGTGGGCTGGCGGTCCCTGTTTCAGGCGGTGGCTGAGCCTTTTGCCGGTGCCTGGCAGCAGGGTGTGAAAGCCGATCCGGAAACCGTTTTGTCCTTTCACGCGGTGTTTTCATGCATTTCGCTGATATCCCAGGATATTGCCAAAATGCGGCTTCGCCTGATGCAGACTGATGTACAGGGAATACGCCGGGAAAAGCGGCAGGGAGATACTGCCCGTCTCTGTCGTCGTCCTAATGCGCAGCAGAATCGCATCCAGTTTTTTGAACTGTGGCTGAATTCCAAATTGCGTCACGGCAATACGGTGGTGCTGAAAATCCGCAACCCCCGGGGGCAGATCAAAGAACTGCGTATTCTGGACTGGAGCCGGGTTGAACCTCTGGTGGCGGATGACGGCGACGTGTTCTACCGCATCACGCCGGACCGGAACTGTGGGATCACAGAGTCGGTGACGGTGCCTGCCCGGGAGGTGATCCACGACCGTTTTAACTGTTTTTTTCATCCGCTTGTGGGGCTGCCGCCGGTGTATGCCGCAGGACTGGCCGCCATGCAGGGGCATCATATTCAGGAAAATTCGACGTATTTTTTCAGAAATGGCGGGCGACCATCAGGCGTGATTGAGGTCCCCGGCAGTATTACGGAAGAAAACGCGAAAAAACTGAAGGGGAACTGGGACAGCGGATATACGGGCGAAAATGCCGGGAAGACGGCCATACTGAGCAACGGGGCAAAATACAGCCCCACGACGTTTTCACCGGTGGATGCGCAGACGGTGGAACAACTGAAAATGACGGCTGAAATTGTCTGTTCGGTGTTCCGTGTCCCGGCCTACAAGATTGGCGTTGGCCACCCGCCTTCCAGTGACAACGTGGAGGCGCTGGAGCAGCAGTATTATTCCCAGTGTCTGCAGACGCTGATTGAGTCCATTGAGCTGTTACTGGATGAGGCGCTGGAAACGGGGGAAAACGAGAGCACGGAGTTTGACGTCACCACGCTGCTGAGAATGGACAGCGAACGGCGCATGAAAACACTGGGTGAATCGGTGAAAAATACGCTTCTCACGCCCAATGAGGCCCGTAAACGTGAGAACCTGCCGCCCCTTGCCGGCGGTGATGCACTGTATCTTCAGCAGCAGAACTACAGTCTGGAGGCGCTGTCCCGTCGTGATGCCCGTGAGGACCCGTTCGCGTCGGCCGGGAAAACAGTTTCAGCACAGCTGCCTGACGGCGCATCTGACGGTAATAAGGCAATCAGTGAAACAGAGCATGATGCAGTGAAAGCGATGTTCAGGGGGATACTGAGAAAATGACGGAACGGGAACTGTCCATTATTCGTGCACTGGGCGAAGAATTCTCCACGGTGCTGGCGGATTTACAGCGCACATTTGAGGGGAAGATGGCCGCGCAGGCACAAGCGTTTGAAGAGAAACTGGCTTCCCTGTCGGCGGTATTACAGAAGCATGTGACGGTGGATGAGGTACATCCGGTTCTGCAGGCGATGGTGGATGACGCTGTGGGGACCATTCCGGTACCGCGTGATGGTCGTGATTATGATCCGGATGTACTGCAGCAGGCGGTGAATGATGCGGTGAGTGCCCTGCCGGCTCCGCAGGACGGGCGTGATGCCACGGCACTGGAAATACTCCCCGCCATTGACGATCAAAAATCCTTTCCCCGGGGCACGTATGCCACACACCAGGGCGGACTCTGGCGGGCGTATGAAAAAACGCACGGGATGCGGGGATGGGAATGCCTGGTTGACGGGATGGCGGATATTGACGTCAGCATGACGGGTGAACGGTTGTTCTCTGTGGTGGTCCGGCAGAGCAGTGGCCAGCGTACGGAAAAAACATTTTCCCTGCCGGTGATGCTCTACCGCGGTGTGTTCAGAGCCGGTGAAACCTATCACCCCGGCGATACGGTGACGTGGGGGGGCTCGCTGTGGCACTGCAACAGTATGACCGGTGATAAACCCGGAGAAGCTCATTCATCAGGCTGGACCCTGGCTGCAAAACGTGGGCGGGATGCTGGAGGCGGAAAATGACGGCATTACTGACACTGGAAGAGATCAAGGCACATCTGCGTGTCGACCATGACGCGGATGATGACATGCTGATGGACAAGGTTCGTCAGGCTACCGCCGTGCTGCTGGCCTACATTCAGGGCAGCCGGGATAAGGTGATTCGTGAGGACGGTGAATTGATCCCGGGCGAGGCATTAACCCGGATGAAGGGGGCTGCCATGCGACTGACCGGGATGCTGTACCGGAATCCGGATCTTGCGGAGCGGGAAGAGCTGATTCAGGGGGAACTCCCCTTTTTTGTGTCCGTGCTGATTTACGATTTGCGTTGTCCGACGGTGTTATGAGGAGGGGGAATGGCAATATCTGCAGGTCGTCTGACACAGATGATAAGTGTTCTGAACCCGGTGTTAACCCGTAATGCTGCCGGAGAAATGACGGAAGAATGGGTGTCATGCGGGAAAATTCATGCGGATATCCGTGGCAGGAGCAGCCGGGAGCGGATGCAGTCCGGTGCGGAAATGGCGCAGGCGGAAATCCGCATCTGGGTGCGCGGTCAGTCCGGCCGGGAAATCACGGCAGCGTCACGACTTCATGTGCT